AAGACTCCACAAAAGTTGGGTCAGTTTTAGTTAATAGTCTCAACAGAATAGTCTCAACAGGGTATAATGGGTTTGGTGTAGGTGTAGATGATTCTGTTGAGAACTATGCGAATAATGAGTTTAAAGATGAACTAGTAACACACTCAGAGGATAACTGTTTGAGAATGTTTGATTACAGTGAATCTAATGCACCTTACACTTTGTATGTTTTTGGTTTACCACCTTGCCCTAATTGTTGTACTCTAATTTGTCATGATAGTATCTCAAGAGTTGTTTACAAAATTAACCCCAAATACAAAAAAAGTAAATGGGTGTCTAAGTGGGGTATCTCAAAAACACTACTTATGGAAAACAATATTAAAATCACAGAGGTACTATGAAAGAAAATGGTAGTGGCGGAGTTAGACAAGAAATAATAAAAAAATTAAGAGAACTAGACCCAGTTGCCATAGAAAATAGTGTTGGGTTAGGAACTCCTGATATTAATTATATTGGGGGGTGGATGGAATTAAAATATATTAAAAATTACCCCAAGCGGTCAAATACAAAGATTAGATTAAGGCATTTTACAAAAGTGCAAAGAAATTGGATTAAAAGGAGATATTTGAAGGGGGGTAATGTTTGTGTGCTATTAAGAATAGAAAGAGACTGGTATTTATTCAAATACCCAAACACCCATCTTTTAGGTGAGCTAGATAAAGAAGAAATGAAAGAAAAATCTACAGCTTTTTGGGAAAAAAAGCTAATAGTTGAGGAATTAATTAAGTGGTTACGTTAGAGAATTTAGAAGAGCATGAGATATTCTATTTAGTTAGAAGAAAAAATAAAAAGACCCATACAGAATTTGCAAAAAAGTTAGGGTGGACTAAATCCACATATGGTAAATTTGAAAGATATGGTGTTAAAGAACTAATTAAGAGGGGTGATGTATTTTTTAAGATAAAAGAATCTTTAAAAAATATTACATATGCTGAGATATGTGTTATTTGTAGAAGAAGGAAAAAAATGAGTGTCGCTAGGACTTCTCAACTTTCTGGTATATCTTTTAGTGCAATAAAACAAAGTGAAGAAGGTGTATTATCACCAAGCCGTTTATATAATTTTTGGAGAAAAGTCTATGAAATGTAATACTAGCTCTTGCCTGGATTTTCTCAATAAATGGAAAAAAGATGGTCCATGGCTTTTAACAGCAATACAGATAGATAAAAAGCAAATATCTACGAAATCTTTCAATGTTGATTCTATTGACTCAATGGTAAAATGGATAGAGTTGCAGAATGAAAATAAAAATATATATTTTTCAACAAATTCATTAATAGATTCTGTAAAAGAAAAGAAAGCTAAACGTCAAAATATAAAATCTGTTGATTGGTTACATATAGATATTGACCCTAGAGATGGGTCAGATTTAGAATCTGAAAAAGATAGATGTTTAGAACTATTAACAACTAAATTGCCCAAAGGTGTTCCAGAACCCACGGTGGTGGTATTTTCTGGTGGGGGTTTTCAAGGGTTTTGGAAATTAAAAACCCCTATACCTATTGATGGTGATTTGGGCTTAGCTGAAGACGCTAAAAGATACAACCAGCAATTGGAGGTTTTATTTAATGGTGATAACTGTCACAACATAGATAGAATCATGAGACTCCCTGGCACTATCAATATACCAGATGCTAAAAAACGTAAAAAGGGGAGAATACCTCAATTATCCAAAGTTATCAAGTTTGGTGATATTAGTTATGATTTAGATAAATTCACACAATCAAATACAGTTCAAATTAAAGGTGACAGTGGGTTCACCGCTGAAGCAAATAGCAGCACACAAATAAACACCAGTGATCTTAATAAAATAGTTGAGTTAGATGAACTTGATAAATGGAATGTCCCTGACAGAGTAAAAGTTATAATAGCCCAAGGTTGTCACCCTGACCAACCCAAAGAAGCTGATAATAGTCGTTCAGCTTGGGTTTTTGACTGTGTTTGTCAATTAGTTAGGTGTGAAGTACCTGATGATGTTATTTTTTCTATATTAACAGACCCTGAGTGGTTTATATCAGAATCAATATTAGAACAAAAAGGGAATGTTGAAAAATACACAATAAGGCAAATAGATCGTGCAAAAGAGTGGGCTATTGACCCTAATTTAGTGGGATTAAATGAGAAATTTGCAGTAATTGGAAATATGGGGGGTAAGTGCCGAATAATAGAAGAAGTTATGGATTTTGGTTTAGGTCGTACAAAATTAACCAAGCAATCTTTTTCTGATTTCTGTTATAGGTTTCAAAACCAATCTATCCAAATAGGTGTGGACTCCCAAGGTAATCCCAAGACCACCAAAATGGGTAAATGGTGGGTTGACCACCCTAAAAGAAGACAATTTGATTATGTGGTTTTTTCACCTGGTAATACTAACATAGGTAATTCATATAACTTATGGAAAGGTTTTGCCTGCCAACAGAAAGTAGGTGACTGTGATTTATTCTTAGATCATACATTTAGGAATGTTTGTGGGGGTGATTGGGAAATATATGAGTATGTTTTAAGTTGGCTAGCTAGAGCAGTTCAATACCCTGACACTACTGGGGAAGTCGCCATAGTAATGAGGGGTGGAAGGGGAGTTGGTAAAAGTTTCTTTGCTAAGAAGTTTGGGGCTTTATTTGGGCGTCATTTTTTACAGGTAAGTAACAGTTCCCATCTTGTGGGCAATTTCAATAGCCATCTTAGAGATACGGTTGTATTATTTGCGGATGAGGCTTTTTATGCTGGGGATAAGAGACATAGTTCAGTACTTAAAACTTTAATAACTGAAAACACTATTGCCATTGAAGCGAAAGGTCAAGATGTCGAATCCGCAGCGAACTGTGTTCATCTGATAATGGCGTCTAACGACACCCATGTAATACCTGCTGGGGGTGATGAGAGAAGATTCTTGGTATTAGATGTAGGAATGGACAACCAACAGGATAGTAAGTATTTTAAGAAATTAGCTGAGTTTATGGATTCAGGAGGTCTTGAAGAACTTCTTTATTTATTAATGAAAAGGGATATAAGTAAGTTCAATGTACGTAGTGTGCCCAATACTGCTGCCCTACAAGAACAAAAATTGCTATCTCTAACTAATGAGGAAGAATGGTGGTACAATAAATTATCAGAAGGTAGAGTTCTAGAGCAACACGAGGATTGGGAGAATGAAGTAGTTAAGGATGATCTGGTTAATGATTATATTGAGTATGCTAAGAAATTTGGTATTGCCCGCAGGGGTTCTTCAACATCTTTGGGTAAGTTTTTGAAAAAAATTATACCCTTGTTGGCACATAAACAAAAAACCACCAATGTTGATAGAATAAGTGGTGATGGGTTTTCTTACTCCGAAAGGGTAAGAAAGTACCATTATTGCCTACCTAGTTTAAAAATATGCAGAAGTCATTGGAATGAGTTATATGGCGATGAGGACTGGGGATCATTAGATAGTAAATCTAATGAGGAACTACCTGAGGTCAGTGTTTTTTAATAGCCTTTTGTAGTATACATGTCTATACTGTTTTTAGGTTTTTAAAGAAAAGGAGTAATAATGACAAAAATCGCTTTAAAAGACACAATTAAAACTGTGCATGAAGAATACACCCTTAAATTTGATTCTATAGATGATAATCTAAAAACATTTTTTAGTGCTTGTACTAAAATGGAGTCTGATAGCTGTATCCAAGGGGAGTATGGTGAATTGCCAACGATCACCCCTCATGGGATTTATAAAGAAACAGTTGAAAGGTCACTAAATAGGTCAGCTTGGTCTAAAGCCTATAAGCTGCTATCTATTGGTATTCTAGCTTCAGAATCTGAAAAGAAATTATTTGAAGACAGTTTGTCAAGTAACCCAAAGTTTACTTTGGATAATTGCATTGAGACTTTTGGTAAGTATGTAATGAACCCAAGAAAAAGTATCCTTAATTCATTTGCTGAGGTTTTCACTGGATTAGATAGGGCATACAAAAGTCACGAAAAAGTAAGAATTGGG